CGAACGGGGACGCTGTGAAGCAGTAAGTTACTGTTAGTTCAACGTAACACAACGGACGACCCTGGCACTGGCGAGTTCTCCGGTAATGTCGATAAGCTGGTCGTGAGAACGCTCGCCCAGATGATGTATGTCTCGTATCTTCAGCGCGAACTCAGCCGAGTCATGGCGCTCAATGGTATCTACGGCAAGGATGTTACGCTTACTGGACAGGATGCGACAAAGCGTGTGACCAAACAGGAATTGGACGATCAGATTTCTCGTGTCGAGTCACTTCTGCACCGTCAGAAAACACCTGCCTATCATTGAGGTGGCCTATGTCTGAAGAATCAAAGAGCTGGTACAAGATGATCCGGCCGCTTTTTAATAGCGGATATGAGGACGACGAATTTTGGGCATACGGCCAAGACGGTTTCAATGAAGTGCTCGATTCCTTTATCGGAAGCGACGTTGAGATATACGATAAGAGTGTTGCGAAGACGCCCAAAGCTGTTCGCGCTATCATTCAGAACGTAACCGGTGATGCGCAGAGCAGTACGCTTGTCCGGCAGATTCTCTGCAACATTGGTGTACTGCATTGCGGCCAGTACATCAAAGCAAATGGCGCATGGTGGATGGTAAACTCACTTCCTGACAACAACCGCATTTACGAGAAGGCGGTTCTCTGGAAGTGCAAATACACGATTCATTTTGTGTCGCCTCTGACCGGCAAGATCGTAGATTACCCGGTGTACTGTTTGAACTCTACGCAGTACGGCACGGGCGAACGTCCGAAGACCAATATGACGGTTGGTGACGCGCAGCATCTTGTGTATGTGCCCATGAACGAGGAAACGGTTTTGTGCGATACGTCACTGAGAATTATCATGGACAGAAATCGCGCAAATCCGACCGTGTTCCGTGTGACGCAGGTAGACGCGACATCTTATGCTGTCGGCGATGAATATGCGGATGACGGTATCCTTCAGTGGTCTGTCATCGAGACGCAATTCAATGAGGCTACAGACAGCAAAGAAAATATGGTTGCTGACTTTGTAAAGGCAGAACAAGGCGATGATTCGTCTGGCGGCACTGATGCTTATACGCTTCTGCTTGTCGATTGTGACGGGGATAATCTGCTTGCTGTTGGCGAGAGCAAAAACATTGAAATCGTATTTAAAAATGCAGGCGGAGTTGATGCAGACATCTCCGTGCTGAATGTCGAGCTTGTGTCCGGTACGGATGCCATCGAGTCCTTTGACGTGCTCGGCAGAAAAATCATTCTTGATGCTAAGCCTGATAAGGCAAATGTGGGGGAGACTGTCGTTGTGCGTGTGTCAAATGAGGCACATAGCATCAAGGCAGAAATCAAGATTGATATTGTGAATATGTAAGGGAGGTGCGTGCGATGCCGCATTTTGATGCAATGATCCAGCAGAAGCAGAAATTGCGTGAAGCGATTTTGAAAAATCAAAAGGTGTGTGACCTGCTTGTCAATACTGGCAATAACGTGGAAAATTTCGACCATGTTAAGCTGGGCAGTAAGAGTCCTGCGGCAAAGCTCGTAAAGACGCACTTCTATATCCCGGACACGACAACTGTGGATGGGAATTATATCACGATGCGCAGTCGCGTGGTTTATGCCGATACGGACGTCGTAAAAGAAGTGGCGATTATCGTCTATGTCATTTGCAACCAAGACCAGATTGATCTTCTTCAAGGGTCACGGGCGGATTTGCTTGCAGACGAAATCGACCAGATTCTTAATAACGGCGATACGCCGCTGTTTGGGTACGGCGGCATTAAAATCGGAGTGGCGGAAGAGGTGCAGTTTAACAACGGCTATTACGGCTGGGAGATTCCTTTCTCCACTCATGAGATGAACCGGAGGGCAGAACTTCTGTGACGGACGATCTTAAAATCTTTCGTGGCGGCGACTACGAAATCAACTCAAAGATAACGCTTCATCAACCGACGCTTGGGGAAATCAGCGATTATGGTGAAAAGGAGTATTTCGGACTTGTCCGGACGATTTGCTCCACACCCGCTGACCATAAGGTAGAGATTTATGAGAATCTAGGTATCTACTGGGACGCTGTTGATGAGTTTGAGTTGTTCGTGCAGTTGTCGATTGCGTTTCGTGAATCAAATATGAGCATCTTATTTGGTGATTTGGACTGGGCGTCATTTGTGCCAGCCATCAATCCGAATACAAAAGAAATTGTGTTGAGGAACAAAGATGGCGTGGTAATTGACCGGGCGATCCACTTTTTAATTACGGATGCTCTGCGAAAAATGCACTGCTTTGAAAAGAACGTCGATGTCGGATACGATGATTTCACAAAAGACGCAATGATAGAAGATGAAAAGGATGAACGGGAACTGGCGGCTAGGAAGCCGTACAGTTCTTTTTTATTGCCTTTAATTTCATCGCTGACGAATTGCGCTGAGTTCAAGTACCGGCATGATGATGTCTGGACGTTGCCGATTGGTGCGTTCATGGACTCTGTGCGACGGATTCAAAAGCGTGTTAACTACGACAATCTTATGCATGGCGTTTATAGCGGCTGTGTAGAAGTGAAAAAGATAAAAAAAGAAGAATTTAACTGGATGGGAGAACTGAAATAGTTCTCCTTAATTTTGTGTTTGAAAGGATGAGATATTATGTTCAACGCGAACACCTTCGTTATTGATAAAGTGCGTCGTGTGACTCAGGTCAATCTTGAGACTGGCCTTGTTGACTGGACGCTTACCAGCATCGAGAGTCCGTCCATCGAGTTCACCGGCGAGTCCACTGACAAGACCGATGCTCAGGGCGTGCTTATCGCTCGTTTTGATACCGCTAAGGGTGTGAACTTCTCTGGCGAGGGTTCTCTGCTGTCGATGCCGATGATGGCCGCGCAGCTCGGCACTGAGGTGCAGGTTGGCTCTAGCACTGCCAAGGTTACTGGCAAGACCTTTGAGATCCTGAAGGTTGATGGCGGAAAGGCCACCATGACGCATAAGCCGAAGGTTGCTCCGACTGTCGTTTACAAGATCACTTCGGACAAGAACATTGAGTCTACCATCGAAGTTGGCTCTGGCACGGATAAGGCTTCTATCGCTGAGGCTGTTATCACGCTGCCCACTGCTTTTGAAGGCACTCAGATTGGTGTGCTTTATGAGTACGAGGCCGAAGATGCAATCAAGGTCACGGATGGCTCGGAGAATCATGCTGAGGCCGCTGAGTACATCGTCGATATTCTTGCTTGCGATGTCTGCAATGCTTCTGTCAAGCGTGCCGGTTCCATCGTGTTCCCGAAGGCCAAGATTGATAACAACTTCTCTATCGACCTGACTACTGAGGGCACGCACCCGTTCTCCTTCAGCGCTCTGAAGGATTACTGCTCTGACGATGAGGAACTGTGCTACGTCCTCTTTAATAAGTAATCGGAGAACAAATTATGCAGAGACGTTGCAAGGTCTGCGGCGCTGTCTACGAGACGTGTTACTCGTGCGAGAAGCAGCGTAGCTGGCGCGTCCATACTGACACCGCAGACCACTACTACATTTTCACTACGCTGATGACATACGAGTATGATCGTGATGCCAAGAAAGCGTACCGCGCACTGCGCAAGCGCGGCGTAGATTTTATGCACACGAGTGTGTATGAACCGACTGTAGAAATTCTGCTGGACGAAATCTACGAGAAAAATAACGCTGACAAGGCGAAGAAAATGCGCACTACCGTTGAACTTGGTGTCATTGATGATAAATCGGCTCATGATGTTGAGGCAAAGACGGATTAAGTTAAGGAAGGGAGGACGAATGTCCTCCCTTTTTCTGAACTTTCAGATTGGTGGTGAATACGATAAAGATTTTGGCGGTAGACCAAGCGCGTCATGGGGCATGGGCGATGTTTAATTACGAGTCAAAAGAACTGATTGGGCATGGCACATGGTCGTTTGACAACAAAAAATATACATTTCCGAAGGCGGTTAGAAATATCGAGGTACTGATAGAAAATATCATGAACACGCAAGGAATTGATGCGGTTTTCTACGAGGACATTCAGTTGCGTGTAAACGCACAAGGCTTTAAGAGACTCGCACAGTTGCAGGGTGTACTCATCAATCTCGCAGAGAAAAATGAATACCTTTATGATTTGGTTCAACCGTCGCAGTGGCAGAACTACTGCATGGCACGTGGCAGAAGTGAGAAAGAGATCAAAGCCAAAGTCAAGCAATTGGAAAGTGCTACGCACAAGAAGCAGTCTAAAGTCCTTTCCATACAGGCTGTAAACGACTTGTTTGGCATTGAGACTGAGAACGACAATCTGGCCGACGCGTGTTGCATCGGCTGGTATGTAGTAAACAACATTCCTATTAAAATCAAGGAGAAAACTTTATGAAAAAATCCGCCGATTTCATCGACCTGTTGGGTCTTGACGATGTAGAGGATATTCTCGGAGAACAGCTCCCAGACCCCGGACTGCTTGAATATTATCGTCGCCTCAAAGACCGTGAAATTCTTTGGAATGACGATGTTGACGAAAGTATGATTGAGGTGTCGATGTGTATTCGCAAGTGGAACATCGAGGACAAAGGCAAGTCTGTTGATGAACGCAAGCCCATTAAGATTTTCATTAACTCAGATGGCGGCGATCTCAATACCATCATGAACGTTGTTGACATGATTGAGCTGTCTAAGACACCCGTTATTACGATTGCGCTTGGCAAGGCGTATAGTGCCGGTGGTCTGCTCCTGATGGCAGGTGATACGCGGTACATTTTCAAGAATACGAGTTGCCTGATTCACGATGGCTCGTCTGGCATTTACGGTACGACAGGCAAGATGCTGGACAACCTTGAGTTCACGAAAGGGCTTGAGAAGCGTATTCGAGATTATATCATTACGCACACGAGTATTCCGGGCGATCTGTACGACAGTAATTATCGTCGTGATTGGTTCTTGTTCTCGGATGAGATGATTCGCTACAACGTCGCGGATGAAATCATTGAAGACATCGACCTGATTTGAGGTAGATATGGCGAAGAAGAATACGACTATGAATATCGGCGAGGCTCCGATTACGCTTGATGAACATCCTTTTTACGGACTAAAACTGGATAAAGATCAGGAAGCGTTCCGCGATGCTATCTGGGATGAAAGTAAGCGTATTGTGTTTTGCAATGCGAAAAGCGGTTCTGGTAAGACGCTGATTGCTACGGCTACGGCGAACCTGCTTTGTGCGCACAGTTTGTATAGTGGCATCGTGTACGTTGCCGCGCCCACGCAGGAGCAGAAACAAGGCTATCTTAAAGGTACTATTGAAGAGAAGTCTGAACCGTATTTCGAGCCTTTTTATCAGGCGCTTGATAAAATCGGGGTTAACCTGAATACAGCATTCATGGATGGTGGTCAGAACGAGAAATGCGGCATGGCTTACATTGAGTGTGTGACGCACACATTTCTGCGCGGCGTGAACTTTGAAAACAAGGTGGTTATCATCGACGAGTCGCAGAACTTTTATTATGACGAATTGAAAAAGGTTCTGACGCGAATTAACGACAACTGCAAGACTATCGTCATTGGGCATGACGGTCAGATAGACCTCTACTCGAATCCTGAGCGTAGTGGGTTTGTCGGTTACATGGATTGGTTCGATGGTGACTCACGTGTTGCGGTCTGCAAATTAACGAAAAATTATCGCGGGTGGGTCAGCCAGCACGCAGATGATTTTGACTTTGCGGCGATGTACGACAAGAATTAAAAAAACTAACTATTGTTGAGGTAATTTTAATATATGAAGAAACTTTCTGTTGAAACGATGAGGAAGTATATGAAAACGAAAGAGCCGCAGAAGTCTGTCAAGGTACATTACGAATTTGACGGTGCGGAGTTTGATGTTGAGGTGCGAACGAGCCTGTCTTGCGCGGAGCAGTCGGCTTTTATCAGTCGCGTTCTTGCCGGATGCTTTGATGACAGTGGCAATTTCCGGCCTGAGTATTTCGACCCGATGTTCCACGCGACTGTGCTTCAGATGATGACCAACGTTCCGCCGATTCCGATTCGTGGTGCTGCCAACGATGATGGCGAGAAACTGCTTGATATTGACGCGATGGACGAGCTGTATGACGCGCTGGCTCTTGAAAACGATGAGGCAACTGAGGATTTTTGCGGCTTCATTGGGTATCTGTATGGCCTTTGTGACAATGCTGCGGAATATCGTCGCGCTCGTAATCTTGCCAACTCCGGTGTGACCGGAGACTTGTCTGCGATTGTCAGCGGCGTTCGCCGCTTCGTAGAGTCGTTTGTTGACAAGGTGGAGAGCGTGAACACGGAAGAACTGCTTACGTATGCCGGGCAGTTGGCAGAACTGACTCGTGGCATGAATGCTGAAGGCGTTGCGGATGCTATGCTTCGACTCTATAAATCCGAAGAGAACGAGTAACAACTGCCGCCTGTCGCCAGCGGCGTAAAAGAGTGCGACTTGCTTACGATCGCCGCCTGTCTGAGTGCGGCGAATAAATTCAGACTTGCAACGGGAGCACCATAAGGTGCTCCCGTATTTTTAATTTGATTGGTGGTGGGTGCTACGAATATCAAAGAGGCGCTTGCTCATGCGAACAAGCAATTAAAACCCAAAATCGACTCCGCGCTTTCCAGAGAGGTATATCAGGTTGTCGTAGATGTAGAAGCATTCTCCATCAATGAAAAGGTCTACGATACATATAGACCTATCATGTACGAGCGACGTGGCGACATGGGCGGTCTTGCTGATAAAGGCAACATCATAATGAAAGGCGGAAAGGCCACGAATGGTGTGTTACGCGTTATCAATATAACTGATCCCAATCCGGGAGGCACGCTTAATCGAGATCGGGTTACGGTTGGTAAAAGTCTTCCGGAACTAATTGAGTACGGCAATAACAACCGTTGGGGCTATAAATATGATTTTCAGTCTAAAGGAGCATATATGAACCCAAGGCCATTTACTGAGGCTACGATTCGGCATCTTCGATACGTTGGCTCTCATGTTTTGGCTCTGCAAAATGGTCTAAAGCGTCAAGGTGTCAAGTCGAGAATAACTGGCAACTCTGATGAAAAATTGGACGATTTATTTTTCTAATAAGGTGGTGATTCGATGAGCGATGAATTGGAAGTTGTCGTAACAAGTGTACTTGAGGCAGATGAAGAAGCGTCATCAAGACGGATAGCAGCACAACTGCCAAGCATCTCCGACAAAGTAAATCAGTCAAGCAAAATCAAAGTCGGAATCGCGCTTGACGATAGTGCAGTTAGTGCGCAGGCAGGTGCATTTGTACAAAAAATCAATCAAAAGGTCGCCGCCAATAAAGTCGGCGTCAAGTTGGGGATAGACCAAGAGTCGATTGCAAAATTGCAAACGGAACTTGGTAGCCTGCACGTCGATTCGTCAATTACGAATAGCATGGTCGAGCAAATCGACAAGATGGGCATTCGTATTGATAGAGTTAGTGGTAGTTGGAAACAGGTAGCTGATAGTGAACGCCAACTTTTAGCGTTAACAATTCAGGGGACAGATGAGACTGGTAAGGCTGTTTCTTATTTGCAGACGTATGATGCGGAAACACAAGAAATCAGCACAACGATGACAAACGTTACGCTCAATTTGGAGCAACAACGTAAGTCTGCTGCGGCATTAGCCAAGCAGGTCGAAAAAGACAACCAGTCTCGCTTGAATTTTCTCTCAAAACAGCAAATTGAGATAAATAAAATCAATGCTTCTTACACTGGCCAGAGTTCGCAGAAACCGATTGTTGATCCGACGAGACTTGAATCGTTTGGTGCTAAGGTTACAGAAATCAATAACAAAATTGCTGCACTTAAAGCTGCAAGCGGTGCACTGAGTGGAGAGCAACAGAGAGAGATCGTCGAACTCATTGCCAATGCAAAAGCGCTTGGTGAAGCGTATCGTACATTAGAGCGCGCTCCGACAAAGTTACGCACGAAAGATGTTGTGACGATTCGAGATGAGGAATTGTCCAAGTTAGATGCCTATAAAACAAAACTCGCAAATGTGGGCAATTTGACGCAAGATTTTGCATCCAGAATTGATAGGCTTCATAACGAGCTGAGTGGGGCTTCGGATGGAGCCGCATTGACAAAATATCTTAATCAATTTAGCACTCTGAGTGCTGAGGTCAAGAGTTTTGATGCTCAGGTCACTGGCGTTATTCAGAAATACGATTCCTTGCTTTCAGCTCGTGGCAGAGCTACGCAAATAAGCAAGAAGATGACCAGAACGAGTCGTGGGACTGAAGAGTATCAGATTATGGCGACGGAGCTGGCTCGTGTTAAAGCAGAGCAAGCAAAAATTACGCAAGAAATCACGACTCAAGCTCATCTTGCGCCAGAAGTCGTTGCTGCTGCAAAAGCGCGATCACAGCATAACGAAAAGATTATCCAACAAAACTATGAACTCGCTATTGCAGAAGGCAGAGTAAAAGATGCTGTTACGATTATCAATAACGAAATGGCGTCAATGCCTCAAAAAGTTGCAGAACTTCAGGCACGGTTTTCAGCTCTTGCAAATCCGACTACGAGTCTCGCTACTAATATAGCGAAGTTTAAAGAACAAATCGTTTCTGTAAATGATAACGATGGACAAGATAAAGTCGCTGCTTATGAAAAGCTTCTTCAAATTTTAGAGGACTGCACGTCCGAGGTAACACATCTTGAAAAATTGTCGAGGCTTGATGTTGCCGATTCTCGTTTTGAGTCTGGGCTTGCAAAAGCAAAGCAAGACCTAATCACAATTGAAACAAAGTGGAGCGCGCTTAAAAACGACCCCGGTCTTAACGAACAACTCAACCAGTTAAAAGTCAGCCTTGGCCGTGTAAACAGTCAGGCTGATTTCTCAAAATGGAAAGCTCAACTCAGTACATTCCGCGCTGAGGTCAAAGCTGCTGGCAAAGACACGTTGTCGTTCGGCGATGTTCTCAAGAACAATCTCTCCAAAGTTTCTCAGTGGATTGGCGCAACGACTATTATCTTTAAGACGTGGCAAACCATTAGAGATGGCTTTGATGCTGTCAAAGAACTCGACAACGCGCTTATCGATCTCAAGAAGACTACGCACGCGACGGAAGAACAGTATCGTAGTTTCTATTATACAGCGAACCAAACTGCAAAGGAACTCGGAGCGTCTACTAAAGACATTATTCAGCAGACATCTGATTGGGCAAGACTCGGTTATTCGCTGGATGATGCGACTACGTTGTCTCGCAATTCGGCCATCTTCTCTGCGGTATCTGAGGATTTGGATTTGACTGAAGCCACAGATGGCCTTGTCAGTATGCTGAAAGCGTTTAAGGAATTGGATGCCGACGATTCTCTTGATGGAATCATCTCTAAGATAAACGAGGTTGGCAACAATTTTGCTGTGTCAAATGCCGACATTGTAGAGGCTCTGACTAGATCGTCTTCTGCAATGGCTGCGGCAAATAGTACGTTCGAGCAAACGGTTGCACTGGCAACCGCTGCAACGGAAATTACGAGAGATGCATCTCAGGTTGGTAACGCGCTGAAGACGATTTCAATGCGTATTCGAGGGTATGATGAGGAAACAGAGACATTTTCAGATGACCTTAAAACTATCAGTGGTGACATTGCAGACCTGACAAAGGTCGCAAGCAACAATAAGCAAGGCATCAGCTTGTTTGAGGTTGATGATCCCAACACTTATCGTGCGCCATATGAAATTCTGAAAGACATTGCTGACATTTGGGATGAAATTAGCGATAAAAATCAAGCGAAGTTGCTTGAAAAGCTATTTGGCAAGCAGCGTGCTCAGGTCGGTGCTGCAATTATCTCGAACTTTAAGCAAGCAGAAAAGGCTATGGACGCTATGGCCGGTTCTGCTGGCAGCGCGTCAAAAGAGTTGGAGCGTGCCCAAGACTCCATCGTATTCAAGTTGAATGCGCTGAAAGAAACTTGGGTTGGTGTCGCTCAGAATCTTTATGATACGCGAACGATTAAGAATGTAATTGACCTCTTGACGGGTATGTCTGGTATTATCCAGACAATCACGAAGAGCCTTGGAACGCTTGGCACGGTATCTGCCGGTGTCCTTGGTGTTCAATTTATTCGTTCTGTGGGTAGACCCAAAATGACGGGTTCTCATGATGTGCCCACATATGCTCTGGTGGTGACACGGAACGAGCTTGCAGCGTGAGTTGCAAGTGAGGGAGCATTGGCAAAACAGCCGAAATTGGCCGAAAGGCGGGTGGTTTTGTAATTCCACTCCGGGAACCGAAAGGAATCCGCAGCGAAGCTCATGTTCGCATGAGAACGTTCAGAGAGTATAATGGCTGCACGGCTCAATGAGTCGTGAAGGGGTATTCCAAATCAGCGCGAAAGCGTAAAAATTACAGGCGGGTCACGCCGTCGACCAAAATAGTGATATAGTGAGTCGCTGAAGCATTGCTTCACAAACGCACGAGCCGTCTGCTGGGACAGACGGCTCACAAACTGGCAGAGAGACGTTGCTGGTAACAACATTTCTCTGAATGCCTGATGAGCCATCTGTTGCCGCAGGTGGCTCATCTAAATAAAGGATAGGTGTAACTGGTGGTATTGAACGATGCGTATGATGCAAGCGTGTTTGACAAAAGCGTTTGTGACGGGTATGAATCTGCATGGGCAGAATTCGAGAAGTTGGTTGAGATCGGCGTTGCGTCTAGGCGCGGATGCCAAATAGAATCCGTGCAAAAGAACGCGATTTGTGGCAATGTTTAGGTGTTGTATGATAGAAAATGAATATAAGTGGTTCTTGACTAATTATTCCGATTTATTTAAAGAGTATGGTGATTCTTTCCTTGCAATAAAAGATGAAGCTGTGTTGGGGACATATAGTTCCTATGCTGACGGTGTAATGGAAACGTCTAAAAACGAGAAATTGGGAACTTTTATTGTCCAGAAATGCAATGGTGACGAATCTGCCTATACAAATTATGTCGCTAATGACATATGCTTATAGTATGGGCTTTGTGTTAATTGAAGTGGTTGACCAATCAAACATAATAATGGTATAATGAATACACAAGACGGCATGTAATAACAAAAATCTCGAAAAATCCCATTATGGTGTTGACAAATTATAGGAAGGCTTGTAAATTGTAATTGTAACACTTAATGAGGGGGATTTTGGGATGAGTCTGGTCGATATTTTCGCAGGAAAAGTCGTTAGCAAAATGAATGCCAGTATTCTGCCTGAGATGAGGCTTGAATCTTGTTCACGGAAATTTAAAAGGTATTCTAATCTTGTCGCGGTTTTTATGTTTATCTCTCCTATTGGGTTGTCTTTGCTGTATTCGTTGTTGGATTTAAGCAGCAGGTCAACTCAGTCTTGGATAAACGGCATGGCAACCGTTTGTGTTATTTGTATTGGTGTTTTTCTTTGGTTTTTGCAACTAGTATATGATAAGGCAACTGCGATGTTACAAGAGCCTGAAAAGCATTTGCGAGAGGATTATGATTTTTTCATGTCGACAGCAATGACGATGTTTGACAAAGTAAAAGAAGGTGACACGTCGCTTGAATCTCTTGCAAATGTATGTGCCAGTGGTATTGTGAGCAGTTGTCAACATCGTTCTAATGGTTCTAGAGGCTTCGCCGTATATCTTTATGAGTATGACAAGGTAAACAAAACTGTACAACTAATCGGTGCTAGTCAAGATGGAGCTGTATCTAGGTTATTGGATAATCCTTTGTTTGCATATGGATTATCAAGGCCGTTGTATATTGAAGACCCTCGTATTAGGGATTGCTATTTTTCTTATTGTTTGAGAGAGAACGAGAAAAACGGATCAGAACAGCCGGATGCACCAAAGCGCTACATCCTATCTACATGGGAAGAAATGCTCAAGTATTATCACTGGACAGGCTGGGCGAATCTTGATAAGAATAGCTATCTCAAAGCGAGAGATAAGGAGTCTTGTCGGCACGCTCAATTCTTGTACAATCAGTATATGGCAATCCCGATTATGAATACAGATACTAATATCAGTGGGCTAATTGAAATTATCGCATATTTTGACGCTGTTATAGATTCGCCAGAAATACTTCAAAAGGAATATGCAAAAATATCAGGGGTGTATCGGCGTATGGTCGGTGTTGTGTATGAGATTGCAGATATTAAAGAGGAGGTGTATCAATGAAAAGACGGACACGATCAATGCCTAATGGAAGCAACAAAAGTCGTGCTGTGAAAGTTGTTTCTCAGGTCGGGCAAACTCGTAGTGGGTATAAGATTTTTGTCAATATGGACGTCACTGATGAACAACTCCGAACCGTTAGGGAACGGCAAGCAGAATCTGCTAGGACATTGGCAGACATCCAAAGAAACTATGATAGGCTGTCAGGTAATGCTCAAAACGCGAAGATGAAAGCCTATGGAAGTTCCGATTAACATTTAGAAAACACAAATAAAAAGGCGAGGCCAAACGGCCTCGCCTTTGTCATCAAAACTTACTGCCACAATTATTGCATTTCCACGTCTTCCCACAATCTCCAAGTCCATAAATTCCCACCAGCGCTATTTTTGCAGCCTTCTTCATCGTGGTCAGTCGCGTGAGATTTTCAGAGCCGCAGATGGGGCATTTGGGTACGTGTTTTGGACGTGAAGTAGTTTCGGGTTCTTGAGGAAAGTAGAAGTTCTCGATTCCGCCGTATTGTTTGAAGTATTCTATACTTTCTTCGGATTCTGGGTACATTAGCGCATAATGGTATTTATACGAATCCGATTCGGTGTCTAGTTGTGACTTGTCAAATATTGTTTCAAATACGTGTCTGTTGGCTGCGTGTTTTGCTAGAATTTTTGCAGACGCGATCCAACCACTCGGCCACCATGTTTCTGTCTTGTAGTTTGAATAAAATAGCTTGTTGTATTCTTCGCAGGTCATATCTAATTCAATGTATGGCACACCACATTCACATCTGTCGAAGCAGGTTAGTTTCTTAGGATCAGATATGAGCTTTTTTCGTTCTGCTATTGACGGCGTTCGTATATCTGCACATCTTGGGCACGTTACAATCTTGGGGGAATAACCACAATATGGACATTTGTGCCCCGGAACCCATGCACGCTTGCATTGTGGGCACACGTCTCCTGTTAAGTGGCGTCCGATATTGCTAACGACGTCTTCCCATGCCATAGTCTCACTTCCTTTTGTATTAGTTATTAAGATTACCATGTTTTCTCTTATTTGTCAACTCGCACATTAGTTTGAAACGATATAATGTTTGGTCGACATTATATCGTAATGATTGGCATCATTTAAAGTATTAAAAAATGCGAAATCGCAAATAGAGGCTCTTAATAACGAATACGCGGATAAGACGCCAAATGTCTCTGGGGGGACGGCTGTTGTTGATGAAGTTGATACGGCTAAGGTAAATGAATATACTGCTGCTTTGGCTGGCTTGTCTAAGGAACAACAGGAATTGTTGTTAAGCACAACGGCACTTACAAAGGCGGAGCGCAATAATGTTCAGGCAAAACTTGACGAGTTGCGAAGTACAAACGAGCAAAAGTTGGCCTTTGTCGCTAAGAAGTACAACCTTGATAAGGTTACTATTGCCCAGCAACTTGGTATTGAGGCTGACAAAAAATATGCTCAGGCCGAAATAGAAGCGAGGATTGCCGCGTCTGATTTTGGAAAGTCCCTGTCGAAACAACAACAGAAGCAAATGGCCGCTGAGTTGGCTACCAGAAGTCATTCCGCCTCTCTTAAAGAGTGGGCTGCCAATATGGCACTTTCTGTTAAGGCTGCTGCGAAGAATTTTATTACCAGTCCTATGGCAATCATTTCTGCCATCACAACGATTGCCTCTGTTGGCATCAATGCGATTCGCAATGCTCAAGAAAAAGCAAAACAGGCTGCTGAGGAAAACGAGCAAAAGGTCAATGACGTTGCTAGTGCCGCGAACGATCAGCGTGAACAACTGAACGACCTTATTGCGCAGTACAGCAAACTTGCTTCTGCCGGTGATTTTGATTCGTCCTCTCGTGAGCAAGCCCGAAGCATCCAAGACCAGATCACAGAGTTGGTTGGCTCTCAAGCGAACAACCTTGACCTTGTGAATGGCAAGTTAGATGACGAGGTTTCCAAGCTCAAAAATATCTCTGCTGAACAGGCGAAACAGAATGCAAATGCGCTTCAGACGAAGGTGGAAAGTGCCACAAACAAGTACAATCAAGGTGCTCTTACTGAGGGCGCTGGCACTAAAACGATTGACAATCCGTATTCTATGGGAGCGGATATCGAGCTTGCAAATAGCAAGGCTCTGAATGAGGCACTTAAAGAAGCTAGTTATTCTGGTAGCGCTCTACTGGATGTCAACAACAAGATTGACGTGAGCTGGGCGGCAATGAACAAAGATGCGGCCGGTATGGTCGATATCTATAAAGAAATTCAAGATACGCTTTTAAGTTCGGATGAATGGCGTAGCTCGGATGAGAACGAGAACTCTCAGCTCTTGAATGACATCCAGAGTAAAATTGATCTCTATCAAAGTATCGTTGATGAGTATAATTCGGCGGTTGCAAATCAGATGCAGAATGATGCTGTCATTAAAATATCTGATATGCTCAAGGAAATGACGGTCAATTCTCAAGAGACGTTCGATTCCTTTATCGCGTCTATCAACAACATGGCGGGTGCGTCAGATCAGTATAAGCAATATCTGACTGAAGTGGCCAATCAGACCTTCCCGCAATATGCCGATGCGGCTCAAAATGCAACGAACGCGACTGACTCCTTCAGCGCTGCCATGTCCACCGTCAAGGATGTGATGAGCGAGGCATCGTCTACGTCTATTGATGCTGCGAATAAGGCTGAGGCAGATGCCATTAGAGAAGAAACTGCTGCGCTTGAGGCATCCAATAATGAACTTCAAAAGCATATTGATAACCTGCAAAATGCCAATGATAAACGCAGCACTCTTGCGATTTCGGACTACACAGCCGAAATCGCAAAGAACAATGCGGCGATTGCTGAGAATAACCGGTTGTTGAATAATATGCCAAGCCCGTGGTCTGGCATCCTAAGCACTTTTGACACATGCTCTGGCGTACTTGAGCAAATCGCGTCGATTCAGAATACAGTCGCGGACAGCTTCACAATTTCTGCCGACAAGGCGCGTGAGTTTGCTGAGGCGTATCCTGAGATTCTTGCGAATGCAACCGTATCCGCTGATGGTCAGGTGACGTTGAATCAGGGCGTCGTTGATGCGTTTATCAGCGGCAAACAAGAACAGGTTAATGCGGCCATTGATGCGGAGATTGCAGACCTTCAGGCTAAGAAAGCATCTCTTGAAGGCCAAATGGCGTTTGCTCAGGCCGAACTCGAAATTGCACAAAATGTTGGCGATGGCGAGGGGCAAATTTCCAAGGAAGTCGCTGAGTATCGTATCAATACTGGAAACATAGTGGCTTGTAAATGCAGGTCACGTTCATAGGAATATGTTCGAAAAATAGAAACCCATTGAAATGCTGGGACACCCTAAAGGCAACCGCGCCACAACGTAAGAGTGAACAACTCTAAGCGTGATGGCG